TTCTAGTGTATAAAAACTATATGAAGTTCCTGATGGACTTGTGCCGGTGAATTTGGTATATTTTGGTACTTCTGTATTAGCACCACCTGTTCTTATTTTTACTTGAGATTTCGCAGAAGTTTTACCAGGTATCACATATCCCAAAGGTTTAACAAGAGAAATCATCGAAGATTCTAATTGAGCAGAATCTAAAAACATTTCACTGGCAATCATATTACTATAATATCCATAATATAATGTATTATACGCAAGTATGTCAAGTAATACTTGAGCAACAGAACCCTCATACATATAATCAGATACGGCGTCCTGACCTTGAAGATGTTCTATTATACTTGATTTTATGTCTTCAAATTCAAGACTTCCAAGTTGTAAATTTAAATTATTTTGTGGCATTTATCTTACCTTTTTTATTCCTAAAATTATAGTATCTCTGATGGGTTCTGATAAACCAATAAATCCGTCATATACGATATCAATACCAATATCATTTGAATCTAGATTTTCTCCTCTATCTATCGTCACACTTATTATCTTTGCTCTTGGTTCAAAACTCTCAATTTGCCATTTAGCATCTCGTTGAATACGAAATTCTATAATAGAACTAAAATTTTCAAATAGTTCACGGTATACACCCACACCGAACTCTGGGTTGAAGGGTTTTTCTCCAGGATTTGTCATTATTATATTGGTAATTGACTGACGGATGGCATTCATTCCAGTTCGCACAGATATATCACCAACGAATTCATTTTTGGTGAAATCTACATCAAAATCCGAATATGTTTTTGTCTGTGCCATTGTAATTCCTTATTCTATGTATATGAATTAGACGATTTGACTAAAGCAAATCAGAAGGGAAAACATCCAAATTTTCAACATCATTAGGGTCTATCGGACTACTATCTCTCGAAAGTGAAAGAGTCATAGTATGAGATTCTTGAAACAACTGGTGCTTTATTGATGTTACCAACCATCGGCCTGCTGACCTTCTTCCCTGTCCCGTATCTGGAATATCATTGAATATATTAATGATTGTACCCGGACGAAGACTCAAATCCCCACCGATTGTTATCTCACAACTCTGTGAACCAATCAGCATCAGTTGCGCGTCCCGCCACAAAGGTCTTTCTTTTATTGTCTCCCAATATGTTGACGAAGTTCTTGTGAATTCGATATATCTGCCAAAGTCTTCACCCACACATGGACAATCACAACTGCTGGGATGCTCTTGATTTCCCCATAAACATCCTTTCCATGAGTTGCCAAGAACTTCTCCTATTAAATCGCATTCTTTTATATTTTCTACAGATTCTCTAATTTGTTCATTTGTAGGTTCAGCAACACCACCACTTGATTGACTTGAATCAGATTCTATGAAACTAACAATAGAACTCATCCAATCAGGAAGTCCAAATGTCTCCACATCACTCACTTCTTCTTCCTTGAATGGATTTAATTCCTGACACGGGCACTTACAAAGAGGATTATTTGGGTCATAATCGGGTGATTCAGGATCACTACAACCCGAATTATCCACAGGCCCTTCTGGGTTTGCACATGGATATTTTTCATCCCATGCACCAATCGAATGACCTATCCGAACAGACGGCCATGCGGTGTTTGCAAATTGCGATATTCTTGCTAAAAAATTATATTCTGCCATAAATTTCTCCTAAAGTATGTATGTCGTTAATCCCATTCCGCACTAGAACCAGCACAACAAGTCTCCACGGGAATCCAAACCGTTTCTGGATGACCCAGACCCAAACATTCTGGATATGTCACATCATTTATCGCACAATTAGGATGTAATTCATCTCCAGGATTGTTCCCGCACCAAATACAGCAACCTCTAACTTCATTACAATCAAATGATTGACAATCCTCAGTTGTTCTTGCGGGACTCACACAATAATATTCACTCGGAGATAACGGATCACTTCCAGTGTAGAATATACAATTATTATCAGTATTACAACCAGTAGACGAACCATAAGATGAATATCTACATCCAATCATGCTACTGGTAGTACATATTCCTATATGGCAGTTCCAAGTCCATGTCGCCCCATTGTCATTGGGACAATCAGCAGCGTCACTGTCGCAGACATTGCAAACATCGCATCCGTTCAACGTATCACATTCTTCGTATTCTTTCCAACAAAAATTACAAAAGTCGGTGTCTTCATCGTAATCTATGCAACTGTCCTTACAAGTATCCAAATCTGTCATGTAGCAGTAGCCTCTAAAATCGTCCGAAGTGTTATAGTTCTCTTTGGTTCTCACACAACATGCACCACCTCTATTGCAAGGACTATCAATTGAATCAGGTGTACATGGACATGCATTAGGATACGGGAAGAAGTTCCCACCGTAATCATTAGAGCAAACCGCAACTGACGCCACCATAACGCATTTATTTTCCATATCCCCTACCGAAAATTCCTCGTCCTGATAACAACAAGCGCCCAACTCGCAAACACCAGAATCACTACAATCCCCATCTTCCACGAACGCCCCGCCCAGTTCCATACACTCAACTCGCCGAACGAATCCATCATCTTGATTATTATTGTCGATGCACCCTTCACCTACACAACAAACTCCAATTTCACACATAAAGTCAGAGCCGTCACAAGTCCTTCCTATAAATGGTGTTCCATTGTATTCTATTATACATTCACATCTTGAAACACCATCAAGACATTGCCCAGTTTCGGTGCAACACATCTCATTTAAATGCCATCCACAATTTACATAGGAAGTATCTTCGTATTCAGCATATTTTTCAACACATTCATTTTCATTCGCTGTACATGCACAACTACACGAACAAACATCTCCCAGTCCATCATCAACATCGCCGTCGGCCGTACAAGACACCCATAGACTATTGGTAGTATTATCGTAGCAATAATCTTCGGTTGCCGTCCACCCACATTCTTCATCAATAAACCCACACTCATCGTCTTTTATCTCACTATCTATATTACAACAAACACCACAGCATGAATTATTTTCACATGTGAATTCCTCACCAAACGCACCATTCCATACCTTTTTAATTAAAGTTTCTGCTTCGGTATCTGTTATACATTCCTTACCTAGAACAACATTACATACGCAACCTTCTTCTGGGTCTTGTTCACAACAAGGTCCGTTAATATTACACTCATCAACAACGCATACAGATAGACACTCTGGTGGGAAATCCTCTACATCACAACCTGTATCCGGGGGAATATCTGCTGGCCATCCCCCAATACAATTCTGGGGTGTGTCACCGTTAATATACATAGGTGTGCCCAGAAGTTGCATTTCACATATCCAAGGAATCATTACTGCACATTGTTGACATCCTTCATTTGAACCATGACAACATGCAGTTGGGGGTTCACATTGGTTATCGTCACACATTGCACCTTCCAAGAACTGACCTTCTTCTTCTTCACATTTACTCCTCAACATGTCCACGCATGGGGTGACTGCATCATCAAAACAACACGCAAAAATATTATCACATTCTTCGCAAGTAGTATCGGCACCAGCCCAAGTTCCATCATTGTTGGTACAATCCAAATCCATTATTTGTTCCACACATGTACCGTCATCTAAACAACACGCACCCAAAGGCGAACATGGACTATCATCGCAAATGGTATCTTCTCCTGCGAATATACCACCTTCATCTTCACAAACTATCTGACGAACACTATCCTCGCATTCTTCATAGGGCCAATCATCTATGATGGTACAACAGGCACCAACTTTGAAACATGCATCACATTCATATTCACCAGCAATCCATTTAATTTTGTCTACATCCCCTCGTTCATATGCAATACATTCGCACTCGTATTGATACATGACATCTCCACCATACCAATCTTCACTAATGCAACATTCCCCCGCGTCATCGCATCCGTCTGGTGCAATCATACAACACACACCTTCTTCAAAACTGGAAGTGTTAATATCCCCACAACTCTTACAAGCATTTCCACCCATACCTGAAGGGTGTAGAATTTCCGAACCATGCCAAACTCCTGGAGTTAATCTCCCATCGTCAGAAGTCTGGTCGAAACAATCCCATACATTGGTTTCTATACAACTACCATCTGGTAATGCACAACCGGCAGTTTTAATGCAGGGGTTCTCATCCATCTTCCAATCATCCGAAGACATATGATTCCAATAATTTGCATCATCGCATTCGTGTGGATGATATTCTTCGTCTTTCAAAAAGTCTTCACAAACAAACTTCCAAAAATCATTATTACAGGCTCGTTCTTTTAATTCACTTGCAGATAATTCAAGTTTAATATTTTTTGGATGATTCGCCTCTTGATTCCACCATTCCATAGGAACTTGTGTAGAAGACCCTCCCCAAACATTTGAATCATATACGACAATGACTGCACCCATTCCATTCCGTTTATATACAACCGTACAACCATCACCGCCGCAATGACCAACAATTGCTTCTCCTTTTTTCTTTGGTATTAAACCACTGCTCGAAGAACAAGCAAAAGAAAAGGGCTGCATTTTATCTTCATCATTTTCTCTATGTAGAAATGGTCGTTTTGTTCTCTGACAACACGACATACTGACTTCAGAATCTGGGTCATCATCGAAATCATTTATAAAGTTTTGACTACCTGGTTCCAGAGTTTCAAATTCAAAGAAAAGTTCAGGTTCACTTTCGTCAGACTGCCATGCACAGAAGTGTGCAAAATCATACAAAACATTTGCAACTTCTTCACCCGTCATACTCACCATCGGAGTTTTCACATCTTCTTCACAATGTTCAACATAATATGTCGAATCCACATCAAAAAAAGAAAGTTTACTTCTACAACTCGGCATACTTTCAACAGGTGAACCACTTGATTCTCCCATTATTATAAGTTTACCACCGTTCTGCACCCACTCTCTTACCCAACCCCATTCTTCAATGGGTGGTGGAATTGTAACAATATCAGAACCGCACAAGGGAACACTATCTACATTATCAGTATTTCCATAATTTTTTCCGATTGCACCAACGAATGCTAAAGTATGACATCCAATATTTTCTTCTGTGCAATGCATCGTACAATCACCTTGCGGTAATAGTGGACCATTCCAATTATCTCTCCAATCTTTAAACACAGACGGTGACCAAGGAAGTAAACCCATTGGTGATTGAAATTGATAAAAAGAAACTTCTGGTGGACTAAATTCTGAATTTGCACCCGCACCCGAAAACCAAGAACCGTATTCTTCATCGTCCCAACAATCATTCCATTCACATTCTCCACTAGGATATTTTGTCCAATCTGCTGGTCCCCTGTGCCAACAAATATCTCCCATATGAAGATTGTTTGGGTCACCATCATCATCACCCCAACCACTTGGACTATCACCCTGATTTGGAATAGGTTCTTCGGGTGCGCCCATTTCAAAATCATCAACCGAACTTGTTGTTCTACCTAATGCACAGATTCTACAATCTGTACCAGAAGTCGAAGAATATTGAAACTCATTATCCTTACATCTTTTATTTCCGCAACAGCAACATGTTTTTTTGGTTCTCATAATATAGTTCTATATTATTTATTATAGACAACCACACAATCCATCGTGTGCATTTGGAACATCAAAGAAGTAAATGTTTTCTGGAATAGTTCTATCTGGTTCTTCCTCGTAATCATCATTCTCTACGGGGACTACTGCTTCAAGAACATGATTAGGAATTCGATACATTTGGACAATGTGTCCTCTGAACTCAACGGGACCATCTTCGATTCCGTTTCCATCATCATCTTGAAGTTCACATGGGTCTACAGAAATTCCTGTTGCAGGGTCAATCTTAAAATAACCACCAACAGGCATCATCTGATATGCTTCTGGATAATCATTATATTCATCGTCTGCGGCATTAACACCAGGTCCAACAAATACATCTCCCGCATCTTCTGTTTTATTTAACAACTCATTAATATTATATGCAGGGTGACTATATTTTTCGTCTCCATCAGTTTGAATACCTCCCGTCATCCCACCACCAACTTCTACAATTGACAGCGGACTCTCTCCGTCAACATCATCTATAATTTCACCGTCCACTTCATCAATAAAATCTTTAGGCCACACTTCAATTTCTTTCCATGAATATTCGTAAATACCACCTCGTGGATTATCTGTAATTTTTTGTGCTTCCGTTAATATCGCAAGGAAAGTATATTTATTGTCTGTCTTGTCACAGCAAATTGAATGTCGATATACATTGAACTTCTCTTTAAGATTTAAAAGATGAACATGATCATTCATTTTATTTCTAATAGGTTCTTTAATTTCTTTTTGAATCTTCTTTAGTATCTCACCTTCAAGGTCTGTTTGATCAAACATAGTTTGCCAAGAAATATCATTTCGTTTTCCTTGTTTACCATCAGTTGCATAAGAACCCAAGAAATCATATGAAAGTTCGTTGTAGTTATTATATGGTGCATCATAATAACCAAATAGTTCAGAGTCATCATATTTTCTTCTGGACTTTCTATCGACATTCATAGGTTCTTTCATATTAATGGATGTGTCTATGTTATCTGGAATAAGTTTATATTCTTCTATTCTTCCACCGTCTCTTATTTCCCCCCATTTTTCAGCATCTCTATGATAATCATAATCTATAAGTTCCCTTTGACCCCACCATTCGGCATCGTTTTGTTGATGTTGTGTTGTAAAGTCTAAATAATCAAAATATGGATCACTATAGTTTGGTTTTATTAATTCATAATAAGAAGAATATGCACCCCTGTGCCACATTGATAAGTGGTCATATTCATTAGTGATTTTATGCGAATGTATTACTGGATTCCCGTAATCCGATTCCTCCAAACCTTCGTTCCGATCGTCACTGAAAATATAAGTTCTATTACCACCAAGTTCCCTAAACTTAACAGGATTTGTGTCTGCAATCATTTTTCTAATAGATTTGAAATGATAACCATCAAAGTCTGCCCAAAACATGTAATTAACACCCATTTCGTCAACGGTTACAGCATTTTCAGCCAAGTTGTTCATGAGGTGTATTAAATTTGGTTGATGTGTGTCTTTCCCCCAAGGGTACATGTTTTGATTTTTCTTCAGCCAAACATAGTTAGCAGTTGTTTCAATTTCCATATCATTTTGTGCATGACTATATTCGGTTGAACCCGGATTAAAATACTTTTCTGCTAATACATTAACAAGTCCTTCATCATTACTACCACCAGATGATACACTCGAAGATGACACCAAGTTTCCACCGATAGATGAAGTTAAGTTTGCATCTTTTGCCCCTATTTTTCCGATGAAATCCTCATCCATATAATCGAGTTCCACCCAATTTAACAGATAATTCTCACAAGACATAAATTCAATATCCCAACCAATACCGGCTTTAACTGCGCCCATGACAATCTCTTTTGTCGTCTCATCACCAATGAAAGTAATTCCACTAACACACAATTTTAAAGTTTGTCTGGAATTGTCAATTCCAGGATTCTCAATATCAATTGTTATTGTTTCGTTTCCTTGTAGATTATAATAGTCGCCTGCAGCCCCATATTCTTTTATTGTTAAAGTTCCCGTAACAGCAGTTCGAGTAAGACTTTCTGTTATAATCAAACCAGTAAGTATATCGCGAGGTGACCCTTCCTCTATTGGAAGTATATCTAGAACACTACCATCAGGTTTTTCTAAAAATATACCATGAATAATTATACCATTTATTTCTTTTGACATACTATATTATTTATACTTCACAATTGTGGTTGTTCCTGGAGAAACTTCACCAGTCATCAATAAACTAACCTCTGATAAGAAATTAGGAAGAATGTCTGCCGACAATATCCGAATAACTTTCTTCTTATCATTTGAAATTACTGTATCTTGTTCAAGTGTAACGACACCAATGTCAGAAGAAAGTGAAGATGTCATATAGTCGTATAATACCGTTCCAGTCATTCCGCAAAGATTTTGAAAACTGAAATAATCACCAGTAATTCCTTCACCTTCAACATATGAACTGTATGGACTTATATACTCTGTTTCATATTTGAAATTTACAACACTATCTTTCATTAAAGTTTTCTTTTGTATCTTTGCAAAAGTAGCACCCGCAGTAGCACATTGTGGAGCAGAATCATTTGGACCAGTAAAGGAAATACAACTTGTGTCACTAAAGTGTTGTTTGTAACATCCCGTTTCACCGAATCCAGAAATAAGTTCATATTCCGATGCATTATTCTTTCTAAAAATATAAATTTCATCATTTTCTTGTAACGTACCAGAAGATTTTTTAACATCTATTTTATGAAAAATTTTATCATAATTATCGACAACACCAGATATATCTTCATCAATTCCACCAGTTAATCCAGTGTCTCTTTTTACTATAATATCTCCTTTTTCGGGTTCGATATTTTCCATTATAAAATAACTATTGCCATTTAAAAAATTATTAAAAAGTAAATTAATTTGACTACTTGATTTAACCCAATCTGTATGGATGTCTGTTATATTATTTGATAACATTATTATCCACCAAAACTTTGGGGTGCCATAAAAAATGGTAGAAATTTGTTCTGGAGTATCACCATCACGCACAACATAATTTGAAAATGTTTCAGGACTATTAATAAAATTTTCTGCAAACGATACTCTCCGAAATATATCTTGAAGTTCTGTATCATTATATTGAAATTTAGAAAATTTATCAAAATACGACATAGTTTATTGGTGTTGCGGAGCAGGTGGGCTTTTAGTCGACCCAAATCCGTTACCTTTCCTATCCCTAGACCGTCTCCATTGACTTCTCGAATATAAACTTGATCCTTGCTGGTCTGTAAGTGCAGGTTCGAGTTCGACAAAACTGATTGAAAGATGCACAGCCGCAGGAGTGAATCTATCAGTGAACCATATCCCTCCCTCAACATTTCCTGTATTTTTTATGCTTACGTTAGTAAGCACAGAGGGTAAAGGACTATTAATGAAAGAATCTCTATCGCTCCGAATCGCACCTCCATATGCGTTAAATTCCTCAATCCACCAAACGGCAGGGTGAATGGTTCGCATATAAGGGTTCTCTGTACTTGCCCTCGGATATGCAAAATTTTGGAAATAATTCGATATATTTTCAACATTCTCAATATCAGAATAACTCTGGGGAACTAACACCCAAGAAAAATGGTGTTCTCTATGATTCCCGCCTTGGTATACACTATCTATCTGACTCATATCTCTATCACCCGCCACTTTTGACAAGTGAAAAATGTCTCTCAAATCAGTTGTTGTGCCAGCAAATGTGGAATAAAATTCTCTCCAACTGCTTTCTGAAATATCATAAATAGCGCCTTTAGCCTCACCTTCTCCCAATCCATATTGTATCTTATTTACTGTTTCGTGGTTTGTTGGTAAGGGTAATGTAAGATCGCACAACCTTTTTCCACCCGCAGCCGAAGTACCAACCTGCTTGGGCGCAGCGCCACGAGCCCTCGTTGTTGCCCCAAATTCAGCTGCCACAAAATTTATCCAAACAGGAATATCCAACGAGCTGCCTCCTGATGGAAATTGTATGGATTTACCATCATTCGTGTCGTAACCAGAATCAAGACCCCTTCGAGACTGATTGCTTCTGTTTTTTGCTTCCTGTAACCTCTTTAAATATCTTGATCCCATATTTTTTATTTCCTATATTTGTGGTAATATATATTATATATGCCATATAAAACCAAATACAAAGTAAATAACCCCATAAAATATATTGGAAATCCCCAAAACATCATCTGTCGTTCATTATGGGAAAGACGAGTGTGCAGATATATGGACGAAAATAAAAATATTATCAGGTGGGGAAGTGAAGAATTGTCAATTCCATACTATTCACCTGTAGATAGTAAAATGCACAAATATTTTCCAGATTTTATTGCAGAAATAAAAACACAAAATGGAACAAATTCTACCTATATAATAGAGGTAAAGCCGAAGAAACAAACGAAGCCCCCAAAGAGAGGGCGAAAAACGAAAACTTACATCAAGGAGTGTATGAGATATAGTGTAAATGAAGCAAAATGGGAATCTGCTGAAAAGTATTGCGGAATTAAAGGATGGAAATTTATCATTCTTACAGAAGACACTATATTACCATAAAATAATAAGATGGGATCAACAGAGACATCCAAATTGCCAACTAACAGCATGATTTCAGATTTTAAATCTGACTTTCTTTCGAATGGGGTTGCCCGGCCATCCAGATATGAGGTACGAATGAGCGGTCCTGCGGGGGGTTACGATGGGCTACCAGATGCTTTTGATGGTGATGCTTGGTTTCATGCCGATTCTGTGGTATTACCTTCAAGGGAATGTGTTACCATACCAGAACAATGGCACGGACCTACATTCACGATACCGATTGGTGAGAAATATCCCAGCAGTGTTGTTATTTCTTTTTTGGTGGATGACTATTGGTCACAACGACAATGGTTTGAAGCGTGGATGGATCAAGTTAGTCTGACCGATGCGATGGGCTCGTCTAAAATCAATAAGTGGATGATGTCGATTGATGTTTTAGATGGGACAACTAACCCTGATGGCGGAGATGCAAGCAGTGGAACTTTTAAATTCGATTATGTTTATCCATCATCAATTATGCCCATTCAACTAGCATCCGCCGCAAGAAATGATTATGTAAGACAAGTAGTATCATTTGAATATCGAGACTACTACTTCACCGCTGTTTAAACAAGAAATGGAAATATAATATGAAAACAAATAAACTATCATCCCTACTATTAGCAGATATACCCAAATATGAACTAAATGTTCCTTCTAGTGGTAAAAGTATAAAATACAGACCTTTCTTAGTAAAAGAAGAAAAGGTTCTTCTGATTGCTCAAGAATCGGGTTCAGAATCTGAAATGATAGATGCAATTAAAAGAATAATAGAATCATGTACAGAGGAAGTGACCGATGCTGGGGCGATTCCCATTTTCGATGTGGAATACATTTTTCTTCAACTTAGAGCAAAATCTGTTGGAGAAATAATAGAACCGACAATAATTTGTTCAGAAACTGGAGAAAAGATAACTTTATCCCTAAACATTTCAGATATTACACCAAAGAAGGTAAAAAACCACACCAAAGAAGTAAAAATCAACGATAATATTGTCGTTGAACTTGAATATCCCACCCTAAATCATTTAAATTCTAGTGAAATATTTATAGATTATTTAAATCCTTCATCTTTTTATGATATTCTTTCTTCTTGTATTGTTAAAATACAAACAAAAGGGGAAGTTATTGATGCAAAATCACTTCCACATGAAGAAATTTCCGAATTTGTGGACAATTTAACAAACAATCAGTTTGAAAAACTTTTAGACTTCTTTTTGACATCACCAAGAATCGAATCAGTCGTGAAATATACCACATCCGATGAAGTGGAAAGAGAGGTGGTGTTGTCAGGACTCTCGGATTTTTTCGGTTAATACTCGCACATACAAGTTTGTCCGAGTATTATACTATATCATTCCAAATGATGCAACATCACAACTATAGTCTATATGATTTAGAAAATTTGATACCTTGGGAAAAAGATATATACCTTTCTCAGCTAATTGAATATATAGAGATAGAAAACGAAAAGATGAAGATGCTACTACTGGAACAACATAGGCAAAATGCATAGAATTTTAATACTTTAAGGAAATGTAAATGAAAAATAATATTAAAAAGTCGATAATTTCACATTTCAAAAAAAGAAAATCTGGCGAGTTGAATATCAATCCGTCAGAAAATAAAGCAATACCACAGTTCATTCCATCTTCTCTTTTAAATAGAGAAAAAGAAAACCAAAAAGACAAAATTAGTCCTGTTCTTTCTGATGTTGCAACGGCACTTTCAGCAGTTACCGACAAGTTGAGTATTTTTTCCAAGCAAAATAAAACCCAACAAAATTCGACAACGATTAATAACGCAAATAAAACCCAACAAAATTCGACAACGATTAATAACGCAAATAAGAACATCAATTCAAATATTGCCAACAACGACAGAATGTATAGTTATAACTATAAAACCATTCAGAAAATAATGTCCCCCAATCAAAGCATCCCTGCAAAACTTAACAATATGGGTGTTCGACCAGAACAAAATGTCAATAATATCAATAATGTTAAACGGGACACCAACAATTTTAATAAAAATATACAGATATTAAAAAAGATGCATGGTGTATCGTTGATTCAAAATAAACCAATCACAAATAAGACTAATACACAAGACATCACCAACGACAATCAACACACTTCAGTATCAAATATACTGAACAAAAAACAAACAAATGTAAACAAAAACGCAAGCAAGTCATATCGAATAAGTAAACATACCATACAAAAAATTAGGGATGGAAGGGTCAACGTACCCAAAGAAATCAAAGGATATAAAGACGGTGGTTGGATCCCACCATCCGACAACGGAAAAGGTACATTAGTTGCGATGGCAGAGGGTCGAGACCCAGGAGGGGAATATGCGATTCCTGGTAAAGTGATATCTTCACAACAGAAATCTAAATCATTACCTGAAATATTGCAAGAAAAAAAATCAACAAGTCGGACTGAACCGAAAAATATATTGAATATGCAAAACAATAATCAAGCAAGTCTCCAAATAGAAAAATCCATGAATAAATTAAACAATTTAGTTAAACAAATTGGAAATAAAAACGCCAGTTCACTTGGAGAAAATGCTTCGTTAAAGATGGAGCAAAATTCTAACAATAGAAACAAACCCGTAATTCCACCGCCCATCGTTATAAATAACACCTCAACAGAGCCAAAATCAAATAATAATAATGGGAGAATCATCCAACAAAATAACCGCGCGTTTTTAAAATCACAAACCGCATTCCCCAAATGGCGTCAAGGATTTGGATAAGAGAAAAGGGAGTTCCGAAGAACTCCCTTTTTCAATAGAAGATAGAAATCGAATTACTCGTTCGCTAACTTTTCAAAATATGATAGAGCATCCGTATCTTCTTGGGGTGTGTCACTGATTGTTTCAGAACCACTAGAAACCTCTACATCCTCAACGGTTGCAGTGTTTTCTTGTGTTGTCTGGCGAATGTCAGCACCGAGAGTTGCATCTCGTTTCACTTTCAATTCATCATATGATTTGAAATTCGCTTCATCAGT